CAAGCAGATTCATCTAACTCTGGACACCCTCTTCGTTTTTATTACGAATCAAATAAAACAACTTCCTTTACTACTGGCGTAACAACATCTGGTACGCCTGGCAGTTCTGGTGCATATACCCAGATAGTTGTTTCGGATACAACTCCATCAGTTTTACATTACCAGTGTTCTGCACATGGTTATATGGGAAACCAAGTTGTTATCGGAACAAGAAACCTAACTGGACTTGACACTGGTGATTTAGGAGAAGGTTCTAATCTTTATTATACAGATGCAAGAGCAGATGCAAGAGTAAATTTACAAACTGGTGCAAACTTAGATTTAAGTTCTAAAGATACAGGTGACTTATCAGAAGGGTCTAACCTCTATTTTACAAACACAAGAGCAGATGGGCGTGCAGACACACGAATTGCTGCTTCTTCAATTAATGCACTAAACGATGTTGATACAACAACTGCATCTCCATCTACTGGACAAGCACTTGTTTGGGATGGTTCTCAATGGGAGCCTGGCACAGTCGGTGGACAGATTACTGTACAAGATGAAGGTTCTGCACTATCAACATCTGCATCCACAATTAACTTTGTTGGTTCTGGTGTTGTTGCATCTGGAACAGGTTCTACAAAAACTATTACTATTGCTGGTGGTAGTGGTGGACTTTCGGACATTGTAAATGATACCTCACCACAGCTTGGTGGCAACCTTGATTTAAATTCAAATAATATTACTGGAACTGGTGACATAGGACTAACTGGTGATATTACCATTACTTCTACTGATGCTGGTTCTTCTAATGGCCCTGCACTTGACCTTTACAGAAATAGTGCAAGTCCAGCAAGTGGTGATTATCTTGGACAAGTTGCATACTCTGGTGAAAACAGTAATGGCGGTAAAGAAATTTATGCAAAAGTTACAGGTAAGATTACTGACCCTACACATAACTCTGAAGATGGACTTATTGAAACTGCTGTTAAAGGAAACGGTTCTTTCACTATTGTTAGTAGACAAAAATCAGACGAACTACAACTTCTAAACAGTGTAGGACTTAGTGTTGCTGGTAATACTACATTATCGGGGACACTGAATACACATACAATTCCAGGCGGAACTGGAACAATTGCACTTACAAGTGATTTATACACTAATAGTGATGTTGACACACACTTAAATCAATCTAGTGCATCCACCAACCAAGTACTTTCTTGGAATGGTAGTGATTACGCATGGGTTAATAATGCTGGTGGTGGAGGCGGTGGTGGTAATGCGTTTACTAATATTGCGGTTTCTGGACAAAGTACAGTACAAGCAGATGCTTCTACAGACACATTAACACTTGTGGGAGCAGGACTAAATACTATTACAACAGATGCATCAACTGATACAGTAACAATTGGTACGCCAACTGGAATACCTTTTGTAAAAGAAGATGGGACATCAACAAGTTTAAATATGAGTGTTGCGGCAGGAACACTTTCGTCAGCGGTATCAAGTTTATATATACCTTTTACGAAAGAAGATGGTTCTAGTGTTACTACACTTGTAATGAGTTAAGGATAAGAGATGGCAGCGAAAACCCCAATTAAGGCGACATTCACTGGTTCAAATGTAACAGGACTTGCAGAATTTGTGGCATCAGATTTTATTCCTATCTCAGATGGTGGTACAGGTGCAGTGACAGAAGCAGGTGCTAGAACAGCATTAGATGTAGATTCTAAAGCAGAAGTAACAACGAAAGCAGTCAATAACGGTATTACGTTTGCGATTGCATTAGGATAAAGATATGGCAATACCAAGTACAAGAGCAACATTTAAAGAATACTGTTTAAGAAGTTTAGGTAAACCAGTAATTGAAATCAATGTCGACCCAGACCAAGTGGAAGATAGAATTGATGAGGCACTACAATATTTCTCACAATATCACTATGATGGAATAGAAAGAGTTTATCTGAAATATCAGATTAGTGATGCAGATATTGCTAGAGCAAAAACAGATACAACTTTGCCAACAGTAACAGATGTTGATTCAAATACAACAGCAGTATGGAAAGAACAGAACAATTACATTCCTGTTCCCTCTACTATTATGTCTATTGTTAAGGTATTCCCTTTAACAGATAAACAAGCATTGAACATGTTTGATGTTCGTTATCAGTTAAGACTGAACGACTTATATGACTTTAGTTCTACTTCAGTCATGCACTATGAAATGACAATGCAACATTTAGATTTTCTAGACCACATTCTTGTTGGTGAAACAGCAATACGTCACAACCAACATCAAAACAGATTGTACTTAGATGCAGATTTCTCAACAGATTATGTTGATGGTGATTATATCATCATTGAATGTTATCGTAAATTAGACCCTAGTACCTACACTGATGTGTGGGACGATATCTTTTTGAAGAAATATGCAACACAACTTATCAAAATGCAATGGGGAGCAAACCTTTCTAAATTCCAAGGTATTCAGATGTTGGGTGGAGTTGCACTAAATGGTGAACAGATATATACTCAAGCACAAGAACAAATTGATAAATTAGAAGAACAAATTCAACTGGCATACGAATTGCCTCCAATGCACATGATAGGTTAAAGTTGTTATGCCAACAAATGTATACTTTGATACAGGAACAAAACCAGAGCAGAACCTCTATGAAGATTTAATCATAGAGCAATTGCGTATTTACGGACAGGATTGTTATTACATTCCTCGTAATATGGTTTCTGAAGATAAGGTATTCGGAGAAGATTCACTATCTAAGTTTGAAGATGCATACATGTTAGAAATGTATGTTGATAACGTAGATGGATATGAAGGCGAGAAAGAATTAATGTCTAAGTTTGGTTTAGACATTCAAGACGATGCAACCTTTACAGTTGCAAGAAGAAGATGGGAACAATTTGTTACGGTAGATAATAACATTGTTGTTTCATCAAGACCCAATGAGGGTGATTTAGTATACTGGCCTAAGGGAAGTAAACTATTTGAAATCACTTTTGTTGACCATGATGACCCATTTTATCAAGTACACAATCTACCGACATATAAACTGAAATGCAAAACCTTTGAATATGGTTCAGAGGCTTTGGATACTGGTATTGCAGCAATTGATTCAATTGAGACAGATAATAGTCTTGACCAATTGTCTCATCAAATGACTCTGGAGAATGCAACAACATTCAACGAGTTCTTTGCTTTAGAAGAAGGTACACCTTCTGATGGACAACTGAAATTAGAGGATTCATTACTTGGTGATAAGATTATTTCAGAAACGGTGGACAACATTGGTTCTATTGTTTTGGAAAATTCTGTCGAGGGTGCTGAAGCGGACTATATAATACTAGAAACTTATCGGGTTGACACTATTGATGAAACAGCACAGAATGATTTATTTGATAGTGAAGAGGATACAATATTAGACTTTACCGAATCAAATCCATTCGGTGACGCTGGGATGAAATAATTATGATTGGAAATTACTTTTACAACGAATCAACAAGAAATGTTGTGGTAGGATTTGGTTCTATCTTTAACAACATTCAACTTGTAAAGAAAGATAACTCTGGTAACGTAACACAGACAATGAAAGTGCCATTAGCATATGGCCCGAAACAGAAGTGGTTATCCAGATTACAACAAGACCCCAACCTAACAAAAAAGGTTGCGGTTACATTACCTCGTATTGGTTTTGAGATTAGTGGGTTGTCATACGACTCTACTCGTAAACTCAATAAGATGGTTAAAGCAAAGAAGGTTGCAAACGGAGAAAACAAAGAAGGATTAAAGGAAGGGTTTATGCCTGTTCCTTACAATGTTGACTTTGAACTATTCATTATGAGTAAAAACTCAGATGATGCATTGCAGATTCTAGAACAAATTTTACCATACTTCCAACCAGAGTACACAGTTACTTTGAGAGAAGTACCAGAATTAGATATTGTTAGAGATGTTCCTGTAACACTAAATAGTATCGGTTATGAAGATAGTTATGAAGGTGAATTTACAAGTCGTAGAGCAATTATCTACACACTAAGTTTCTCTGCAAAATATTATCTATATGGCCCTGTGACTTCACAGAATGTTATTCGTAGTGTACAAGTTGACCAGTATACAGATATGCCAGTTAACGCACCTAAGAGAGAACAGAGATATTCTGCAACACCTAAACCAGCAGATGTTTCTCCTGCTGATTGGGATACTGATGACGGAGATTTTGGGTTCAATGAGACTACAAGTTTCTATGAAGATGCAAAAACTTTCGATCCATCTAGTGGACAAGACGTATAAATAATACAAAGAATTAGGAAAAAGATATGGCAAGTACATTAAAAGTAGATACAATAGCACACACTGGTGGCACTAGTGCGATGACTATCAATAGTTCTGGCAAGACACATATTGCTGGTTCAGTTGTAAATGTTTGGCAATTTACTGCTGCAGAACAATCTATTACTTCGGATACTGTAATTATTAACCAAGCATTTACGCCATCTTTTGCCAACAGCAAATTTAATGTATCTCTGGTTATACCTAATATGACAGGAAGTGCTGGAGGAAGAATTATTGCTCGAATTTATTTGGGAACAGATGCAACATACTCTAATAATACAAAAGTTGCAGAAGGTATGCAAAGACTAATGGGAACTGGTGCTGATGATGTACAAGGGATGGGTGTTATTGATTTTGGAAGTTATACTAATCCAAATACAAATGCTCATCGTGCTCAAGTGGTGTGTTTTCATTCTACTAATACAACAATTGGACGACATAGCGGTGTAATAAAATTAGTGGTTCAAGAAATCGCACA